ACCAGAAAAGGATAGGAAAGACACAGTAGAAGCTCTTAAAAAAGCTGGAGTCAAATACAATCGTTTAATGATGAATAACATTGGCGGTAATCCAAAAGATCAAAATGAATCTAAAAAAAAACACGCTGAAAGTATTAAAGAAAAAATACTTTTTGCTATAGATGATAATCCAAAAATGCGTAGTGAATACAATAAAGTTGGTATAAAAACAAAATCTCCAAAAGGTTAAAAACAATGAAAACATTATCTGAAACTTATAGTTCAAAACATTTTTATACTGATAAAAATACAGTACATTCTTACATTGATCATGTTTATTCAGAACTATTCTCTGAAATACAATCGTCTTCTAAAAATATTTTAGAAATAGGAATTGATCATGGTGGAAGCATATTGTTATGGAAAGAATATTTTTTAAACGCTGAAATTTACGGAATAGATATAGAAGATAAAAACGACATTTTTAAAGAAAAAGAAAGATTAAAAATAATACATGAAGATGCTTACAGTAAAAAATTTATAGATTCTATTCCAGAAAACAACTTTGATTTAATTATTGATGATGGTCCTCACACTTTAAAAAGTATGATTTCATTTTTAGATGGATATCAAAGTAAATTAAATGAAAACGGAATTATTGTAATAGAAGATGTTCAAAACATTTCTTGGATTGATACTTTGATTAAACATGTTCATCAAGATTTAATTAAAAATATTTATATTCACGACCTTAGAAAAATAAAAAATAGGAATGATGACATACTATTTATTATAGATAAAAGAAAAATAAATATTTAAACAACAATGCTTGCTATATCAAATCTTTTAATTAAACTATCAACACCAAACATGTTTATATAAACATCTCGTATATCTTCCATACAAACTCTATTAAATTTTACACCAATGCTTTTTGACATTCTAATAGATGCCAATATCATTATTCTTCTTGCTTTTTTTTGTCTATTCTTTTTAATTTTCATAGTATCACATTGTACCAATTTGGGACTTCTCTTTTTTTCCATTTTGCTATATGGGATTTAAATTTTATATAATACATTTTATATGATTCTATTGGATTTTTTGATTTTATTTCTTCTGGCATAGCTTGAACAAATTCTGTCATCTCAAGATTTGGTATCTTACATGCAAATGTCAAACATTCCTCTATAATTTTTTTACATTTGTGTTCTTTTTCATATCTATAAGAATACTCATCACAAAGATATATGCCTAATTCGCACAACCAAATAAAATTACCCATACTTTTCCCTGCCCAAATTGTGCAAGGATGATTAACATATGCTGACTTATAAGGTGTCATAACACTATGACCATTAAGAATGGTACATAAAATTTGTGCTGTTTCCAAAGGCATTTTAACTATGTGTTTATCCATATGCCATTCAGCAGCTTGTTTTGGATTTTTATCTAATACAAATATGTTCATTTTTTTCCTTTAAAAATTTAAATTTATTTCTGTCATTTCTACAAACTCTAAGGTTAAATCATCATTAGATATAAACATTTTTGTTTTTTCTAATATTAATTTTGAATGTTCTTCATTGTAACAATCAAAAATATATGCATTACTTTTTACTTTTGTTAATCCAACTTCTGGTTCTCTACAAAAATAATTTCCAACAAAATCTTTTATTATAGCTTTCATCTTGATTAACTCCTTTAAAATTGTAATATATTACTATTCGTGCATCTGTCAAATTATTTAATTGATTGGAGCATTTTGAACAATTTAAATGATATAACAATTTGTGTAGTAGATTGCAAGAATTACGACAATGCTGCAAAATCAATAATTCATTGTTTTTCAAATTGCGGAATAACTTTTAATAAAGCAATTTATTTTTCAGACATAAAACATTACAAATTAAAAGAATATGGCATCAATTATGTAAACATAAATAAAATATCGTCTGCTAGAGAATATGACAATTTTATGATTAAAGAATTTTCAAAACACATAGAAACAAAATTTGCACTAATTGTTCAACATGATGGTTTAATTTATAAGCCAGAAAAGTGGACAAATGATTTTTTAAAATATGACTATATTGGTGCTTCTTGGCCTCAATCTCCAAAAGGTTCAAATCATGTTGGCAATGGTGGTTTTTGTTTAAGGTCAAAAGCATTTATGGATAAAGCATCAGAAATTATTGGCGATTCATATTGTGATCATGCTGAAGATGTTTTCTTGTGTTGTACAATATATAAACAAATGTTAAATTTTGGTTTTAAATATGCAGATATCGATACTGCTTGTAAATTTTCAGTTGAACAACATTGGTCAAAAACAAACAATGATTCTTTTGGATTTCATTTGGCTGCATGTAATGCTATTGCAGATCATGTTGATTTTAGAGAAAAGGTTTACAATAGAATTAAAGAAAATTGGAATAATTAATTTATTTCATGTTTTTTTTCATCAAAAAATCCACTAATTGTTTCTTCATCTATTGTTTTTTTTAATTTGTTTCTTTTATCATTATATTCAAATATAGATTTTGCAGATTTTAAAATTTCTTCATCATTAACTTTTGACCTTACTATATTTTCATATTTCCATATTACTTTATTTATATAAAATAATTCTTCTTCAAATTCAATAATTTTAATTCTTAAATTTTCTGGCATTTGATTATAAATAGTTAAAAGACTTTCTAATTGATTAATATTATTTTCATTGTTTATTACGGAACACTTTATTTTTAAAATTGTTATTTTATCAATCAATTCACCAGTTCCAATAAATACATTATGTATCATATTATTTTTTCCAATATTTAATTGTTTTCATAAATCCAACAGTCGCCAATAATTAAAACTTTTTTATCTTCAAAAAACTCATCAACTGCTTTTGTTACAGTTTTCCAAGAACCATAATCATGACCAGATATAATTCCACCAAATTTAACTTTTGGCAACCATGCATTTATATCTGCCTTTACATTTTCATAATCATGACTACCATCTATAAATATAAAGTCTATTGTTTTATCTTCATAGTTTTTTGATGCAGATATAGAATCTAATCTAACTGGATTAATTACACTTAACAAAGAAGATATATTTTTAATAAATAATTCGTATAAATCATCTGATATTATATTTTCATATGCTACATGTTCAGAACTTCCTTTCCATGTATCTATACAATCTAATGTTATGTTTTTTTTAGAGTTTATAATTTCTACAGCAAGATAAGCTGAACTTTTTCCTTTCCACGATCCAATTTCAATAAATTTGCTTCCATAAGGAAACTTTTTAACCATTGACTTATAAAAGTCTTTATAATTAAACCAATCTTCTCCAAACTGTGGGAGTTGATATATGTGATTCATATTGATACTTCACCAGGAACTCTCATTTTTAATGCTTCATCTGGAACTTTTAATATGTCAGCTTTTACATAAAGAATATTGTGTGTCTTATGCCATTCGGTTGGATAAAAGTTTTTAATTCTATTTGCTTGAAATCTTACTGGTGTTCCAATGTATTTAGCCTGATCTCTTTTTGTGTAATACCAGAAACTATTGCTATTCCAAAATGATATATGTGTTGGATCTTGAAAAGCACCTCTACCATCTGTAGATGGAGTCTGAGTTAAAAACCAACCCATTGGGCATAGGCATCTATAAGCTTCTTTCATCACATGAATTGGGTCTTTTAAATGCTCAAGTGCATCATGTGCTCTTATCAATCCCACTTCACCATCTTTAAAAGGCCAAGGATCGTTTAAATCATGTATAATTTCTGCGTTATGCATGTCTACTGACTTGTACCCCTTTGGAGGATTAAAACCTCCACAAAGGTCTATCTTAAGCAAACCATTAAGATCACACCATTTCTCAGCTAATGCGTAGATATATCTATCATGAATGTTTAATGTCTCTTCTTGAATGAAAGCATTCTTTTCACCGTAACAAGTATTGTTTTTATGCTTATAGTAAATATACAAGCACTTATCTATATGTTTAACATTTCCTTGTATGTATGTCCTGCAAAGTATGTCATGATCATCTAAAACTTCCATTGTTTCATCATGTCCACCAATCTTTTCGTAAAACGATTTTTTCCAAGCACGAACATGATTTGGGGCAAACCAAATTTTAGAGAATGATGCTGGAGTTGAATCAAATGATATTAGTTCTAAAAGATCTTTGCCATGATATTTAAATGGTCTATTTCTCCAACCATAATAATCAGAGTAAACAAATGGCTTTCCATCAGGGTCTATTTCTGCACAATTTGAATATGCAAAATCAATTGTTTGATCTGAATTAAATGCGTTATATAATTCCTGCAAACAATCTTCTGTTAATTCATCATCATGATCAACTTCAACTACCACAATGCCATTTGATCCCATAGACCCTTCTTTTTTGAAGAGTCCAATTAATTTTGAATCAGGATTTTTTGATACTACAATCCTTGGTTTAAAATCCAAAGACTCAACATCAATATTGGCATTTCCATTAGGAACAATTACCCATTCAAAATCTTTAAATGTTTGCCTTGCTATAGAGCGAGAAAGTCTAGCAAGGAATTGAGTATTGTGCGTTGGCGTAACTATAGAAAAGTATGGCATTTATTTTTTCACATTAAAAAAGAATAGTTGAACTAACCTAGAAAACTCACCGTACATTGTGGCTGAGTGAATCATTTTTCCATCCCAAAGAACTAGTCTGTTATATACAGACCCAACTCTGTCTACTAACTCCCAACTATCTTCATTTAATAAGCTATGCTGTGTGTATATGTCTGATTCATTTATGTCTTCTCTATTTTCCAATGGATGACTTGGTGGTCTTCTACAGCCATATTTTTTATCTTTCCAAAATGATGTTCCAGCATTTGTTGGGCCATCTTTAGTTAAGTATACTGCTGCTGCATAGTCTTGTGAATCACTATGCCATACTAATGGGTCATTTCCAGATGTTATTTGAAAAACACCATTCATTGGTTGATTTAACCAATCTACTATTTCTACTTGCAACAACTTTTCAAATTCTTCTTTTACATAAGGAAACAAACAACCTGTTGTTCTTTTTCCTTTGTAGAATTTGTTTTCTTCTTTAAAATCAAAATCTTTTGTTTTTTCAACTATCCAATCTGGATCTTTATAAAAGTTGTCAACAACAAGCAAACTAGGTATTCTTTGATTAAATATGATTTCATTATCCATTTTTCCAAGTCCTTTCATCTTCAATGTTTTCGTGACTTTTTAAATCAATTACCACAGATTCAAATATAGCAGAATAAGGTATAAAAACAAGCAATTTACTATAATGCCTTGAATCTACTCCCTCGTCAACTTTAAACCATACTTCAATTCTAGATTTATTAGATAAAAGTTTTTTTGTTTTGTTTCTGTTGTTCTGACATTCTTCTTCGTATTGTTTAACTTGATTAAGTGTTATTTCTAATTTTTGAATTTCTTTTTGAACTATTTTTTTAATTGCTTCTGTTTCTGCAACTATGATTTTACGCTTGTCTGCGGACAAACACACATACAATGTTGCTTCAGTTCGAACATCTCTACCATTTGCTTCTTCATAAGATGAACCATCAGTAGAATAAAATCTTTTTGCCTCATAAATAATGTCAGATTTATTTTCACGACACTTCATTTGTGCAGTTTTATTAGTCTTTTTGCACTTATAATCAATCATTAACTTTTTATCTTCTTCAATAGAAGCTTTTTCAAATTCGTACTTAAATCTAAAGTTTAAATATTTAGCAACTTTATCTGCTAAACTATTACCATTTTCAATTCTAGTTGTTATTTTATCAGTTTTCACCTTAAAGCATCTCCCTTTTATAGTTCTCTAATTCTTTCATAAAAAAATCTCCTATTTCGCTCATGTCTATGTTTTCCTTGTTTTTTTTGTATATGCAGTATTCTTGTGCTGTTTTTTCACCAGTATCTAAAAGTCTTTTTGATTTGTTTATAACTGGTCCAACCCTTAAAATTGTAGAATTTCCACCGTCTTCATCAAGAGTGTACATTTTTCCTATGGAAACATTTTCGTATGGGTCCATGCTAACCATTTCACCACCATTTTCAACTACATCACATATTATTTCATATTCATCTATCTTCTTGTTGATTTTTTTATCTATTAATCTTTTCAAGTCTTCAATTTGAATTAAGATTAGTGTTCCAGATTTAAAACTCATTCTTGACAAAACATCAATCCTCATTTATTTCTCCTAATTTATTTTCATCTTGAGTTAATTCTTTTAAAGATTCTTCTGGAGTTTTTTTAGAAACATCAAAAAATGCTGCTTCTGTTAAACAACCATAAAAATCAATGCCCAAAAAACTTGGATCGCTTTTACAAAACGGTTTCATTATTTGTCGTTTATTTGTCATAACAATTATAAATTTTGTATTATCATTGATAGATCTTTTAAAATCATTTATGTATTCTACTAAACCAATTGTTTTGTCATCAGAAATAAAAGAATCAATATCCTTAAAAATAACAACATTATTATACTCTGCTTTTTTACTTATCTTTATTTCATAAAACATATTTAAATAAAAATCACTCTCTTTATATAAGTGACATGAATTAACAATATCATATTTATATGGAGATACATTAAATATTTCTAATTTGTTTTCATTGCAGAATTGTAAAATTTGATTTGTTAAAAATCTTTTATATGATTCGTTTTTATAATAAATCAATAATATCTTTTCATCTGTTTTTCTAAATGTAATGCTATCTTTTATTTTTTTATTTAATCTTTCTACTAAGGAATCAATGTTCATTTTTACCTCGAAACAAGAAAAAACTTTTCATTAATTTTTTCTATTGAATACTTTAATATTATTTTTCCATCTTCTTCAACTATTAAAATTGCCATTGGCATATACATATATTCTAACATATATATGTCTTGAATAACTTTTGTGGCTATATCTTCAGAATTTTCTATTTTTCCAACATGTTTTTTAGAAATTTCCATGTTGTTGTTAATATATTGAATATATGCGTTATACATATTAGTACCAAGAATATAAGCAAAATCCATTATTGCCATAAATTTCTAACATTCTTTGAAAATTTTCAAGATCACAAATTTCAAAATCTTTTAAACTTGAATTATTTTCTTTAATTTTTTTAATGTGTGATTTTAAAACTTCTGATGATTTTAACACTTCTTCATTTGTCAGGATATTATATAAAGAAAGTCCTGTTAATGGTTTAAAAATTTTTTCATATCGTTTGCCTAAAAAAGTTGCATTGCTATTATTTATTTTATAACCATCAATATTTAAATTGCTTAAATCTATTTTTTTTTTATTGCTAGGTTGCCAGCTATTTATTAGTTCTTTTTTCATTTTTACTGTCCATTTTAATATAAAAAGGGGGCAAAAGCCCCCCTTTTACATTTATTTTTACTTACATTTCTTTCCACGAATAATGCTTTTAAATTTAGATTGTTTTTGCAAATCAACAACAACCTTTGTTTCTGGTTTTTTATTAGATTCAACTGCAATAGGTGCAGAAGATGAACAAACGCCACCAGAACAACTGGACTTAGAACGAAGTCCAATAGCATTAACAGATTCAGAACCAAAGGCAATCGATGTTGCCAACAATAAATCAAACATAAATCTTCCTCCTTAAAGGTTTTAAACTTTCTAACAAAACAATATGTTAGATACTAACACATTCGTTCTTCCTGTTAAAGATTTAGGTTATCAAAAAAAATTTTATAATCAATATGTTTTGCTATTTTTTTTACTATATCTTGAAAAACTTTGTCTATTGTTAAAACAACTTCTTCTATATCTGTCATCATAGATATATGCTTTTCAACATTTGAATTGTCAATTGGTTTTTTAATTAAATTTATTAATTGTTCTTTATTTTTAAATGTGCCTAATTCAAAATCTTTGATTATTTCCATTGGAATAAAACCTTCTGTCTTATCATATCTTTTAAATGTTCCCTGATCTATGGGAACTAATACTCTTATTCCTCTTGGAACCATATCTATTACAGAATTCTCATAAGCTCCGGGATGAGTCATTATAAACGATTCAATTTGAGATGTTTTTTCCATGTACTCTTTATAATTACATTTAAATATTGGTTCTATAATTTTTGAATTTGGCACATCATTTTTTTTTGTTAGCTGATAAAGTTTATAACCTTGTTCTACAAGTTCAGTTAACCAATCTGTTATTTCTACAGATATGTCTTTTCCAAAACCTATTTCTGGATTATGGTCATCTAAAAGAATTGTTTTTGGTATTTTTTCTTTATATTTAAAAAATTTTTTTGAACAAGGGTATGGGATATAGCAATCTGGAGAACTTTCCCTTAGATTTCCAAATGAATAATCCCACAAACTTTTATTTTCTAAAAATGTTGAGGTTTTATAATTAACTTTTTCTTTTGCTAAATGATGATTATTTAAAACATTTAATGTGTATAGAGTTGTTAATAAAAAATCGCACTTTGGAATTTTTTCAAAAGTTTTTTCTGGATTGTGCTCTGTTTTCCAATCAAATTGAACAACTTTTAAATCAACATGGTTTAATTTTAAAAAATGCTCAAGTAATCCTGTTGAATACCTACGCAAACTATTTGTAGATTCTTCAACAGAATTTTCAAATTGACCAAATAAACATAAAGAGTAATTAATCAAAATATATCTAAAGCCTTTCCTTCTGATATAGGTATTGGTCGCCCTAAATTATCCCTAATTTGGAACATTGGGTCTAAACCCAAAGCTTTGTATACTGTAGCATAAACATCTGAAATACTGCAAGGTTTGTCTTTAATATCCATACCATCAGCGGTTGTAGAACCATAAACCTGTCCACCTTGGATAGTACCACCACCAAGAACCACAGACCAACATCTGGCCCAATGATCACGCCCACCATTTTGATTAATCTTGGGTGTACGACCAAACTCTCCCATCCACATAACTACAGTATCTTTCCACATACCCATATCTACCAAGTCCTTGACCAAATATCCCATGCCCATATCAAGACGATTCCCATTCCCATTCCTAATAGCACTAAAGATATTGCTATGATTATCCCATCCACCCAAATCGATTTGTACACAGCTAACTCCTTTAGAAATTAACTTTCTAGCAAGAAGACAACCCATTCCAAAGTTATTTCCTCTACCACCATAAGACTCAATCGTTTTAGGATTTTCGTCTTTTAGTTCAAATATTGTTTTTAACGGAGATAGTGTAAGATCAAAGGCTTTGCCATAGATATTAGAATGAGATTGAGCATGATTGCCCATAGCTTCTCTAGCCACACTATTTTTAATATGAGGTGCAATTCTTTCCGAAAAATCGTCTTCCAATGTATAAAACAGTCTTTGTCTTCTCCTAAGTCTTTCTTCATCATCTATTTCCTTTGGTGCTTTAATGTTTTCTGGTGGAGTTCCAGCATTTTGTACTGTAAATGGTGCTAGGTTTGTTCCTAAAAATCCTGGCCCAATTCTTTGTGCTGAATTTCCAATACCAATAAATCCTGGCAGTGGTAGTTCTTTTGATGTTAAAAGAGAAGATGTTACCGATCCAATGGATGGATACTGCACAACAACGCTTGGTTGATGCCCAGTATTCATTAAAACGGTTCCTCTCTCATGACTTCCTTCGTTGGTCACAAGAGATCGAACAGCAACTAAATTGTGAAACTGAGAAGCGATTGTTGGAAGAACTTCACTAATGCTAACTCCATTTGCTGAAGTGAGTATTTGTTTAAATTCACCACCATTTGCTTGCCCCTGTTTTAAATCCCAAAGATCCATATGACTAGGACCACCGCCCATCCACAACACAATAAGTTTTTTTCCAGACTTTTTAAGTGTTTCTTCTTGTGCTTTAACTTTGCCCACAAAAGAAAGTGCAGAAATACCAGCCGTATGTTTTATAAAATGTCTTCTGTTCATCTTTTCTCCGATCTTGGAATTGTTGGTGTGAACAATATATCTTTTGGTTTTAAATCAACTGCATTATCTCGCATGATTTTAATGTTTTTTGGTGCTTTAATACGCAATCTAACTTGATTTGAATATGTATTTATTTCTTTAATGGTAACCTCTATATTACCAGAATCGGTATAAATAGTAAAAGCTTCATTCAATTTTCTAGCAAAAACCAAACTTCCAATTTCCATATTAATTCCCCCTAAGTTTATTACAAGGTGTCTCTAGTCAACACAACTAGTAAGACCTTTCCCACCGTCATTGGTCCAGACACCTTATAATTTCAGTTAATATCCTTTTTTATTACATTCAACACCAACTCTTGCTATATCAGATACTTTTAATAGCATAGATATTAGTTCGTTGTTTTTAGTTTTTAGTTCCTCATTATCAGAACTTAAAGAAGCATTAATGTTTTCTAACTCAATATAATCTAACTCTAAATCATTAAATTTAGCTTTTAATAAGTTAAGCTCAGAAACAAATTCTGCTATTGATTTATCTTGTTGCTTTAATTTGCAACCTCCACAATTCTTTTTTTCCTTGCCAAAAAGCCAATTGTAAATCATCATATCTTTTCTCCTTGGGTTATGTATTCCTTACACATATTGTTATTCGTTCAACACTCAAAAAAATTTATCAGAATCCTCATTTAATATTTCTTTCATTAATTTTATTATAAGCAAATACAATATTGTATAACATATATATTGAAAAAATGCACAAATGTAGTTATCAACCAACATCTTCTTTTCTCAATACTTTAATAGTTCCATTTTCAACAACTATTTTTACATCAATATCATTTTGATCTGTGTCTATACCAATAGACTTAAGCATTTCGTTTGTGAACACAATAGTATATGAATCATCACTATCCATATGTTTATAAACAATCCCATAGTTTTTTATTGGTATCCCAATCGGGAACTTGTCTTTTATCTATACCAGCATATAACCAATGATTTTCCATTTCTTCTTGATGAGTTTTTATTGCTTCTTCAAGCTTTTTAATTCTTTCGTATTGTAATGTAAAATGAAATTGCAATTCAAAATTAAAATCTTCCAAAGTTTTGATTTGTTTTTGTTCAGTAGTATTCATTATGTTACCGTAAAATCATTAAATGTCTTAAAACTATATGTTATTGTTGCATTACCACCGTCTGTACCGCCACCTTGATAGTTTGCAGATTGTAACTTGTTCTTTTTTCCAAGGTCTATTGTTGTTCCATTTAAAAAAACCAATTTTATTTCTTCATCTGTAAGATTGTTTGTATCCTCAACAACGCCTATTTGATCGCCCTTTTTTGCTATAATCTCAAATTGTGCTGTTACTTCTACTGGAAATTTCGCATATCTAAAATATGGAACTTTACTTCCAAGCTCAAGTATTTTTTCTCTAGTTATATTTGCACCAACAGTTATTGATTGGAATGATGATATTGCTGGTATGCAATTTGGTATTTTTGAAGCACCAATATTAACATGCTGTCTTCTTTGTATAGTCAAATCTGGCTTATCGTCTGGAACATTTGTTTCTGGAAAATTATTTATATACCATTCTCCATCTGATGGATTTAAACTGTTTGACCAAATCTTTTCATTTCCAACAAGAGTTATAGATTCTGTTGCATTTCCTTCAACTGCCACTTTGTATGTTATTTGGCTTACAACACACTTTTTCATTACACAACCAGCTTTTGCTGTACCAGTTGCAGCTACAGATGTATCATCAAAAATGGCTAATGCTACAGAACATTGTGCTACTGATTTTGCCGATAAGGTAGTTCCAACAGCACTTGATGTTGCTAAATTGTAAAGAAGATCTCTTCCATCTAATACTTTTTCTAATGTTACTTCAACATCAGGAACATTTTCAACATTTTCATAAATTGAAATCATCCCAACTTCAAAAATTTGTTCTAAGTTAAACTGTGTATTTATGCCAACACTCTGAACACCATGAGCAACAGTAAAATTTGCACCGTCTTTGTCACCAATTCCAACTGCTTGGCAAGCATAAAAAATTCTTCTGTTGATTGTCATTTATGCTCCATAAAGTTTTACAAAATTTTATTTTCTTTTATTAAAATAATTTCTTCACATCTACATTTTGGACATTGTGTTGGATCTTCTAAGCCTTCCCAGTAAAATTTAAATGCACAGTAAGAACAAATGTACCATTTTTTAAAGTCTTCCATTATAAATACCCCATTGTTAGCACAATAAAACTTGGCTATTTTTCAACAAATGCTTTTGCACAGTCTTCGCACATCTCTTCCCATCCCTCACCAAGTATTCTATTTGCACGATCTACATTCGTTATTCCTATGTTTATGTCGCACACAGGGCATAACATTAATGATGTTTTAATTGCACAATTTAAACATGTATCAATTGTAACGCCATCGACATCTCTAAGCATCCACTCTGAAATTTGAACACCGCACTCAGAACAATGATAATCTAATTCTTCTTCCATTTAAAACTCCTTTAACCAAATATAAGCACGAAAATCACCATAAGCCCATATTAACTCAAATCCTTCAAGTTCTTTTTCACTTAGCGGATACTGCACACCACTTAGAGAAAGCTCTTTATTGATTACCATCTTTAAAGATTCACCATTTTCAATCTTATTACGCCATGTGACTCTATTTAAAGCTGTTCCTAAATATCCACCCTTGGATTTCATTTTCTCCAAAACTATAAAAGCACCGCCAATCATACAATTATTTTTTAAAGAATCAATAAATGTTTCTCTTTTTGATGGATGGATAAAACATAAAGACAAAATACATGTAGCAAATGAAAACTCTTCCATATACACATTTAAAAAATCATCAACAACCACTTCGCTTTCTCCCTTATATCTTTCTGCCATCTCTTTACATTTTTCCACAGGTATAAAATCTATGCTCCTTGACTTAATCATACTTGATAAAGCCACTTCTACATTACCTGTTGATGCACCAAAATCATATACATTTGTTCCTTCTGCCATAAAGACAGATGCAATCTCAGGCAAGAAATGATTAACGAAATTGCTATGCCAATATAATTGTCCAGCTAAATGTTCGTCAAATTTTTCTGCTATTTTTGCAAATTCAAACATCTTTCGTACTCCTTTAAACATCTTGCTATGTATTGAACTGAAGGTACATGCATACCGTTATATTTATACTTATCAGTACTTGAAGCATTTTCAATATGCCAATCGTCAGGAAAACCCATAAGGCGAAGCCTTTCTGTAGGTGTTACTCTGCGTATGTTGCCATCAGATACTACTAAATCTGTAAAAGACTTATAATCTCTTTTTGTTAGGGTTGATGACACTCCGCATTCATCAAACTGATCACTTCTTTGGCGAGTAAAGTAGGCAAAGGTTTCTTTGAACCACATGCTCTTTTTAAAATTCCATTCAAAGCTCTTTTTGACAAGTTCCACGCTTTGTTGACAGGTTCTAGTACTACGAGGGCCAAACTGGAGTATATCGCTATTGGAGGTGATTCCATCACGGACTCCCAAAATGTAAACTCTACGCCTTCTTTGGGCTGTTCCACAGTATTGGGCATCGAGCGTTGTATAAGTCGCATCGTACCCGATGCTGGCAAGGTCTTGAAGTACCGTTTCAAGCCCTCTTCCAAGCAGCATAAAGACATTTTCAATGACACAATATTTTGGTTGAACATCTTTAACTGCTCGGAAGAATTCTTTCCACAAGAATGATCTTTTTCCATATATGCCCTCCTTTGATTGACTTGCTATAGATATGTCTGTGCAGGGAAAACCCCCAACAATCAAATCAAACTGATCTTTTTTATACTTTACTTTTGTTACATCTCCATAATTAGGGATATTTGGAAAATTCTTTGCTAAAACTTCAGAAGGATACTTATCTAACTCTGCAAAAGCAGTTACTTCAAAACCTTCCTTTTGAAACCCTAAAGCAAATCCACCTATCCCCGAAAACATATCATATAGTTTTAACATCAAACCTCCTTGTAAGAAATATGTATGCGTTTTTCTTACAGATTAAAAAGCATTAATTATTTTTATTGCACTTAAAACATGTGACCACATGATCTTTACAGATGTAGTCAACTGTTTCATCAAAGATTGCTTTATGCCCACATTCCAACATTACCGACCACTTCTTTGGATATATCGGCAGCATTTGCGTATAATTACCAACACAGTGCAATATAAAACATTTGATTTCTTCTTGAGACTCAAACTCTGTTGCTTGAATGTTTAAGATGTTTAAGTTTGTTTCTGCAATCCTTTTAATATTAGATGTTCCAAGCTTTGTGAATGGTTTATTAATAAACTCTTCAAGAATGGTCACTGCTGCAACCTTATTCTTTCTTAAAAGTCTTTTAACATTCTCGCTTGCAAACAGCAGATATTTTTCTCCATTGATTTCGATTGGTGCTTTTGATTCCATTGTATCCTCCTATAAAAGTAAATGTTTTGTACAAAAAGCTATTCGCTTAAGTAACATTAATATTTACTATATTTTGTATTTCCCCAAAAGTCTTTGTCTTATAAGTTCTTCAACTAACTTATCGCCCTTTTGATCCTCTGTTGGGGCAAACAAAGCCTTATTCCTATCTTCGCTTCCAATCTCTGGCTCACAAACATAGTATATTGCTATTGAATTTCTTGATTTGTCGATTGGACATGTGATTTGATCTGATATGCCATGCCATGAATTTTGAGTTGTATCAAACAATAAAGCCCTATTAAAAGTGGAATCTATTTTAACTTCAACCTGTTTTGGTTTATTATTCTCTTCATCGTGTGACCATAGCTCTATAGCTCCACCCCAAGAGGTATCCCAATTTTTTGTTAAGTATATTATTAAATTTATCTTTCTTTGTAGTCCAAGCTTTGGGTGTATGCTGTAGTCTAAATGTGGGTTTAATTTTCCAGAATTGCCCATAGCGTGTATACCACCGCCATTTAACCCATAGTCTGCCCAAACTTGTTTACCAACTAAGTTAGATAGAGAGTCTACAAATTCTTTGCTCGTTAATTCAAATATTGTTTTGTATATTGATTTTGGGAACTTACACCACATATCACAGGCTTTTTTAACTTCAACAGCATTGTTGTAATAAAACCAAAAGTCATCATTAATAGAAGGAAACTCATCAGCTATTTGCATAGCCAATGAGTTTTCTAAAAAATTGTCTATTACTAAATGATTAAATGGTTTTGAGTTTTTCCACTTATTTAAATCATCTTCGTTAAACATTTATTGTAACCATAAACTAGGACTATAGTAATACATTCCAATATACGGTTGAGTATTTTGTAATGTGTATCCATTTGATTGTAATGGTGGTAAATTAGTCAATGGATAATACAAATATCCAGTTGGAGTTTTCTGAATAGGATTAATTGGATAATATCTCTGAGCATTGTTATAGTTATTATAATTGTTATAACTATAAGCTTGTTGTTGCAATGGCTTATACATAATCTGTTGAGCATTTGATGTAGAAACCAGTAAAATAAAACTAATTGCTGAAAAAAAACATTTCATATTGATCTCCTTTTATATATATTATACTTTTAAACAAATTCAAACAAGGTTAATTATGGAACTTAAACAAGTAGAAAACACCTGTGGCAATTGTGATGTGTGTTGCAACATCTTAGAAGTTCGAGAACTTAACAAGCCAGCATTCTGCAATTGCAAAGATAGAGCAGATCATGGTGGTTGTGGTGTGTATGACACTAGGCCAAACATATGTCGTGATTGGTCTTGTGCGTACATTTTAAACTTAATTCCTGGTGGCGAAGAAATTAGGCCGAATAATCTTGGACTCATGTTTTATCCTGTTACTGCTGAAAATAATGATCTTGGTTTAGCAATGCTTATGGGCCAAGAAGTTTGGCCAGATGCTTTACTTAGTAGTGATGCACAAAAGATTTTAAAACTATTTTCAAATCATGTTTTAACCCTTATAAGGCATTATAAAAAAGAGGAATTTACATATGTTGGGCCAAAAGATAAAATAATTGAATTTGAAAAAAAACACAAAGAATATATGGCTAAACAATAATTTTTATATCTAAGGCATAGGTGTTGTTGGTTCTGGACTTGTTGTACAATTTGTATTTCCTTTATTAATACTATTTACTGAATTTAAACAATTTACATAATTATAATTTTCATATGGGCTGCACACAAATTCATTTGTTGCTACACAAACTGCACAAATATTTGTTGCATTTATGTAATATACTCTACTTGATACACCTGTTGGACATGGCGTTGTTGTAACGGTTGTGGTTGTTGTGCTTGTACTTGTTGTTGTAGTCACTTCTGGAAAAGTAGAAAAAAGTTCTTCTTGAGACTTTTTATAATATAAAAAACTTTCAAGTGTTCCCATTTTTCTATTTAAACATATTTCTGAAATATCCTTACATTCAGTATAATTTTCAACATTTATAATTGGCAAATATTGTAAGTAATCATATATATCAAAATCTTTATCATCAGAAAATATATTTTTTGCATAAAAATATTCTAATTTACCTTCATAATTTGCCATTATTACATTATCTTGATCCATTTGATTTCTATAAAATTTAAGTTTTATTTGTGCAACAAGTTCTATATTTTCATAAGAAAAAATATTAGAAGTTTGATATCTAAAAGCCATTAATCACCATTGCTTGGAAATATGCCTTTAATAATACCAATTATAATAGAACATATCAGAATAAAAGTCATTGCATCTTTGTTCATTTTTGAAACTCTTTTTCGAATTGTAGTTCTTCAATAAATTCAACTCTGTCATAAAATCTATTCATGTTAACCATAAAAGTATTTAATGTTTCAACATTAGACTGTACTTCCATAATATTAAAACATGTTTCATTGTTTTTTAAGGATGATTTTACACTCTTCAAGAGATGTAACAAATTACTCGCATATGAATGAAACTGATCTACTGACTCAATAAACTCTTTAACATTCTTTTTTGCAATCTTTTTGAAGTCCATTTGTTCCTCCTTGGTATTTTTGGGGCTATTGCTAGCCCCATACAATTATTACAATTACTTATTCGAGTCATCGATGATTTTATTTAGCTCTAAAACATTTTTTTCATCAAGTTTTTTTGAGCCAAAAAAAGAACCGCTGGCTTTCTTCTTACTAGTATTTAAGTTAACACCAGATCGCTTTAAAGCATAAGCCCTGTTCCTTACTGCTGATACGCTAATGTTTAGCTTTGTTGCAATTGCCTCATAGGTATCATTTTCGGTAAAAGCTTTTACAAACTCTTCTGGTGTAATGCTTCTGTTTTGTTTCCATCCGCTTAAATTGCTCATTTTTTCTCCTTTGCTAATAAATCATCATCAACATCAAGAACTTTCATTACAGATAACTTATCACGATGATATGTTCTAAAAACTGTTGAATGTTCCTTGTAGTGATCAAGTATTTTAAGTGTTACTAGTTTCTTTCCAGATTTACTAGTCCACTCTTTTTCTAAAAATCCTGCTCTGATAGTAGCATCTTTATACCCATTAACTAAATACATTTTCATTTTATTTTCCTAGTTTTAAAAGTTCTGATTTCACAGTATCTATACAGTCATCATTCTTCAATCTATCAATATCAAATACATTGTACGCAATTAATTTAATGTCCTCCTTTTTTATTTCTGGTGCTGGTAATTGCTTTTTCTTTAACAAAGATAACTTATGGGCAAGCATTAGTTTTAAATACTTTTTCCATTTAGGTTTAGACATTGAATATATCAATCCAGTATCGCTAGAGATAAATTTATTTTTTTCTATTGGCATAAATCACCTTGTTGGAAAAACATAACAATGTTTAAAACTTACATTTACCTTCTCTATTTCTCTACTGTCATATGGGCTAATGCTAGTAGAAACGCTCTGCTCTATCGTTCCGCATCCAAACGCACAGATAGAAGCAAAGCATATTAAAATCCTCATCGTCATCACAAACCCTCCTAGTTTAGAAAAGACGCACATTATTCTTGTTCAACTTCAGCAGCAACTGGAGCTACTTCCCCATACTTTTCATTAACTTTGTCTATATACATAAACGCATCCAATACGCTTTTATGATATACAAGACCATTCTTTTCCTCTACATGACGATAGTAGAAAGTCTTGAGAAGATTTAAATTATCTAACAGCCCTTTTGCAAAAAATAGGTCTGAGTATTTTTGCATTGGAAATCTTTTGATGTTTTGAACCCATTCTAAAATAGGTTGAAAATTGTTTTGATCAATACTATCGCTTTCTAGCATTTGTTCAATGCCATTCACAATGCTTGATGTAATACTAATCCTTCTGTTTTTCATGTTTTTCTCCTTGTGAGTTAAGCTGTGCAGAAACTTCTTTGCTTGTGAAGAACAATCCCAAAAATTGATAATTGCTCCAAACCAAGTAGTTTGCCTTAGTGTTTAAGGAAGACTTCATTTTTGCATCCATCTTAAGAACTAATCCGTCAAAAAGTTCATATATTTTCATATCTCCAATACCTATTGGTAGGGCTATACATTCTTCGTATGATGTTTCTTCTGTCATTTTTTAATTCCTCCCAATAAAAGTTTTGGTTTTCTGAAACATTTCCCACTCTTCTTGCCACTTCCAAGGTTTAGATAAAAAGTAGATCATTCGCTTGATAGGATCATCTTTATGTTCTTTAGTGCTATAATCTCGCCACTCTCCATCATCCTTAAGGTAATTGGCTAGAGCCACTAAATTTTCTCTGTTTTCGTACCACATAGTTCCTCCTTTTTTGAAATACATTCCGCAAGTAATTTAAATCTTTTGTCCAATTCTTTGTGCGATATTGGAAAGAATATTATCTGAATGCTCCCATCAAGAATATCGCCTTTAGCCATATAATCAAGGTCATTGATGTAAATCATCGTGCAATTAGCAGATACTTTTTGCACAATAATACCATCTTCAAACACATCAGTACGAATAACCAATTTCTTTTTGCTTGAATGTATATGCTCTACTGCAAAGACATCTTCAAACAATTGTTTTTGACTTTCTAATTTTTTCATCGACATACTCCTTTAAAATCCTGTTAGCTATATTTAATGCTGATTCGCCCATTGACCAACCTTGTATGAATATAAAGCTTTTTGACATTACCATTGCATGGGCAACATCTCTAGTGGCTCCTGTTATGTAACATATATGATCAACGATTTCTTCTTCCCAAAAAATCATTTTATCTCCTTTCTAATTACTTATTCGTTTGTCACATGAAAATATTTACTCATTTTTAACTTTTATTTTATCTATCATTTTTTGTAGTTCATTATGTATGTACTTCCAATCCATGTTGTCGTGTATGTAATCAGCTATGTTTGACCAAACAATATTGTTGGTAAATGTTTTCTTTGCTTTTCTATTAAATTCTTTAGCTTCCCAAAAAGCAAAGATAACATCTTTTGATCCGCTATCCTTTGCTTGATTAAGCATAGCAATTGCCTCATCTATTTTCATCTGATTGCTTTCTAGTTGTTGAACATCTTTATTTTACCGCTTGAATCAACAGATATAAAGTAGCTTGCAGCTATAGTTCCAGCCTTTGGCAAGAAAGGATTGTCTGTTCCCTGCCAGATGTTTACACGATATCTATCTGCATAAACATTGATGACTGATTCTTTTATAGTATTTTCTACACGATCTACAATATTATATAAGTTGTAAAGTATTGTGCTATCGGCAACTACTTTTCTTCCAGCTTTAACAGGTTTATCTTCTATTGATGTCATTTTATATCTCCTTTAAAAAGTTTAAATCCCTATTTTATACACCCTCAACTATACTAATATCAGCCAGTACAAATCGCTCACCTTCATCATCTGTGAGTATGGATACTCTGCGAGATCCCTTAACCGAGTTTTCCCATAACAGAATCATATTAGCAGCAAGCACTGGTCTGTGGCTAAAGTCTCCCACATTGTATGGCGTTGATTCATCGTCTAAAAGAATTGGGGATTTTGCATCCTTAAAATCTCCACGCATTGTCGCTACTAGCTCTCCATTTGCTAAAATATTATACTTCATTAGTTCCTACTCCTTTCTCTTTCTTCTAGTGCAGATAACTTTTCAAGTAGTTCATTACGGGAATCATGCTGTTTCCCTGTGGATTCCTGTTGAATTAATAGATTTAATGCAGTAATTAAAACATCAATCTCATCAAGATGTAGATATATATTTGTGTGATTAAAGTCTTTTACAATCCATGTTTTAGGATTATTTATAATTTTATCAAGATGATTCTGAATTACTATATCTTCTGGTGTCATAGCTGTTCTCCTTTAATAAACTTTACTTGTAAATAAATATTCAGATAACGCTTTAATATAACTAGTTAGCTCTAAAACATTGTCTCGATCATCTTTATCTAAAATATCATCTTCATGTACCCGATAAATATTCTTATCTGCTCCAACTGCTAACCATTTTTTATAAACTTTCCAAGGTTCGACCAAAGTGTAAATAGCAAAGTTATTCTCTGCTGTTTTGCAAACAACCACATCGTTTTTTTTATATTTTGTCATTAGTCACCTCTACTTGGAAATATACCTTTGATAAAACCAATTACACAAGAACATATTAGAATAAAATTCATTGCATCTTTGTTCATTTGATCTCCTTAAGTAATTGTAATTGTTCACGCAACGCCTTTACTTCTTTACGCAACTTATCTAGTTCATTCTCATTTTGTTTAATGGCAAGATGAGCAAGATCCCATCTGTTTAACTTTACAAAATTCTCAATTTCTTTTTCATTAATCATTTTATCTCCTTGTTGTAGTGTGCCTTTAATATAAGCCTAAAGTTTATCTATATATCTGCCAGACTTACATATACTTATTCGCATGACAGGGTAAATTATTTAGTGGAGATACTTGGATTCGAACCAAGAACCAAATTTTTATGAGAAATTTGCTCTGCCTTTGAGCTATATCTCCATATAACTATGATCCCAAAAATCCATATACTTGTTTTTTTGTATATTTATTATCTGGATGATCTACACATTGATCTTGAATCATATCTATTAGCTTAACTGTAGAATCTATTGATTCTATTTCTTCTGGATATAAATGTGATCCAAGCTCAATTCTAAGAGCAAGATTTAAAATCCTAGTTTTAATATCTTGCAATTTATCAAAGTCTAGTTCTAAAACCATTTTTACTCTTGGCATTATTAAACTCCTATTTAAAAAATACATTGTATAAACCAGCAGATACGACCAATGCTATAGATAATAGAATAGAAGATGCAATCAACCGCTTAAACTTAGATGGTTGCACAATAAATTCTTGGTCTTCTGTCATCCATTCCCAATCTTTTGTGCTTAATTGCCCACCAGCTTTAGCATATTCACCGAATTGTTGCTTAGCTTTATAATCAGCAGCACTATGGCTATTTGCTAGAACATAATAGTTTTGTTTTTTTATACCTTCATTGTCATAAACGGAATAACGATTCTGACCTCGCCCAATCCTTTTTAATCTTTTAAGCATTTAATACTCCTTACATCGTAAAGTTTTTCAATAGCTTTTCTATTCAAGGGCAAAGCTACTGGTTCGCAAAGAGCGTATACCCAGTTTCTTTGCCATCTTTCCAAGTGAATATTTGATACGCTAATACATCTTAAAGTATTCTTTTCACTATCTACAATGATCTCACCTTCGTATGGATAGCCATCACCAAGATTAGATATTTTATGTGTGTAATCCATTTTATAATCCTTCCACACTACAAAAGTGCCACGACCAACCGAAACCCTTTTCGATGTAGCATTGATGTTTTCTAGCTATCTTAATGATCGCATCTTTTTCTTTTCGCCCATGCTGACCATTTAGAGCGTAATAAAGCTCACCCTCTGCGACAAATACAACCTCACCGAAATGACATTGACTTTCTTTCTTTTGCCATTCCTCTGCGGTATATACAGCAGTATCACAATACTTAGATACAAACTTCTTTACATCTGCCAACAGTCTATCTCTAGTCTTAATCATATTATTCTCCTTAAATGTAGTGATCTTGTTCATGTTGATTCATTACTCTTACTTGTCTTTCAATAGTTCTTAAACTACTTATTTTTAGTACGGCTTCGCCCTTCTTTCTTGGCATAACTCTAATGATAAATACTTCACCATCAGCATTGGACAAGTCTGCCATCTTACGAGCCTTAGCTATACACTCATCAAGAGTGCCTGTCCATGATGGACTTCGGTATGACATACCATCCATGAAGCTATACTTGCTGTCCTTAATAACCTTATGAGTCCATCTTCTGCGATCCATGTTATTCTCCTTATAAAGTTGGGAAATCAAGCCCATTTTGTTCATCTGTCTGTCCATCTTCACCAATTTCGTTTGCATACTTCCAGATTGAATCTGCTTGTTCTTCAATCTGATCTATTGCTTTTTGAATAGTTTCTTCTGAGAAGTCTTCGTCATACTTAAGTTCAAAGACATCAGTTCCTTCGTCTGAACCTTCTACGATAGAACCAAGTTTAATGCCCCAGTCCTTAAATTCGATCCAAGCACCACAGTTTGTGTACTTGTATAAATTTCTTTCGCATTGTTTTTCATTTTCAGCAGAAAAGAACTTCAATACTGTTTTAAAACCATCTTCATATTGTTCGCTATATTCTTGTTCATGTTCTTCTATCATTTCGCTCTCCTTGTATATTTAATACTGTGTGTTAAATCTCCACATTAAAAAACTTTCATCCCCATATTTACTTATTCGTTTGATCGGTTAAATTATTTAGTAGAAACTTTATTTAAATCCTCCTATTGGTGTATATACATAGTATGAACGAAAAACACAAAGAAAAAAATATGTTAATCCGTTTACAAACTTCGCTATTTGAACTTTTTAAAACAAAGTGCGATAGCAATTACAAGACCATGAGCGAAGTAATTCGTGATTTCATGGTCAATTACATACGAGATAAAAAATGACAAGTTCAAAATGCTTATCTTGCGATATTAACTTAATCGGCCAGCAAATAAGCTTCTGTTCAAATAAATGTAGTCATAAATATCACTATAATTCAAAAGATCCTGTTGAAAAAAAACAAAGATTCTCACAATGTTTAATGTGTGAAAAACAATTTGTAAGCAATCGAAGAAAATTCTGCTCAAAAAAATGTTATAGTGAACACTACAAGACTAAATATTACCATCGTGTTGCCCACAAAAACCAAAACTGTTTAATTTGCAAAAAAGAATTAACAGGAAAACAAAGAAACTTGTGTTCGCCTACTTGCAGAGATAAATACCATTGGACACTTGTGAAATCCGAAAAACCAGATAAAAAATGTACATTCTGCAAAAATATCGTTCCACGAAAATATTGTTCTTCTATAGATTGTCGAAAAAAACTACAAAAACAAAAAACCAGTAAACAATCATCAAAAGCAAAAGACATAAAATTAAAACTAATAGCTATACATGGTGGATTATGCCAACATTGTGGATATTGTGAGAATTATGCAGCATTACAATTTCATCACATAGACCCAAAAGATAAATCATTTGCATTAAATGCTGTGGGTACAATTAACCATAGTTGGGAAAAAATATTAGAAGAGGCTTCTAAATGTATGCTTCTTTGTGCAAATTGCCACTTTGCAGAGCATCATCCGCAATGTTCAATGTCAAATGCACAATCTAAAAATACATACTTATAATGTATGAAACATGACCTTCTATATTCTTAAAGTTTCTCTTTAGGATATCCTTCGTCATACCTATACTGTTTTCCCAAATATATTCTGTCTCTTGTACTTCCTTAAGAAATAAAGCTGCATCATCCCCTTGTAGGTATACATTTGTTGTATTGTCAACTCTTTTTGATGCCTGAGAGTATAGCCATAGAGTTACGGAATTACCACTATTAGGCCAGACAGTATAGATATAAGCTTTCTGTTGTTTTTTCATACTATCTCCTTATGTTGAATTAGATTTAATATTTGTTCAATCTCAGAGTATTGTATTTCAACCTTATTATGATCTTCTTCTGGATATAAGCACTCATTAAGCTCGTCATAGTTAGCCAAGCAATAACTGAGGGTGACCCTTATAATTTCACGCTGTCTATCGGTTAAATTCATTGCTAACTCCTTTACTACTGGTAAGACAAAACAGAGGTTCAAGTTTCTTAAGGTCATTACTCAATACGATTTGCATATCAAGCTCTTTAGCTACACGAATACCAAAATCAAACACACACCAAACTGTACTGCTTCTCCCATCTCTTTCTGACTCTACGCTAAATGCAACAGTAAGGCCATCTTTAGAAAACTTACAAGTGTGAACGCTCGCAACCACACCATAAAACCAAAGCACACCATCATCTGTATTGTTGGGTCTACTTCCAGATTGATCTTTGATTGAATACCTATTGGTAATTCGGTCAAGCCATAAGCTATGACCATTTTTCCCATCAGTAAAACAAAGCTTCCAGTCGTATTGATTATTATTTGTCATTTGCCACCAGCCTTTCTAAAAGTTTATTTATTTCTGCAACATCATACTTATCTACATCAAGCTCTGCTTCTTCGTCATCCTCAAGTGCATCCAAAAAGTAATTGGTAGCTTCAAGCAATATTTTTAATTGGAATATTGATAACGATACTGTTTTATTTTCATTGTTGTGATAGGTAGATTCACCACATACAAGACAGGTCATAAAATTATCATCCATGATAGGACTGTTACATTCGCATGGCTCGCATTTGCCCCATGTCTTATGTCCAATCTTAATGCAATGAGCTATTACTGCATCTTGCCCATCTTGCTCATAAATCTTTACGCACTTCTCATACAACTTTTCATCATGTGCCATGTTACTCTCCTTGTTTAATGTTGTTGTCTCTATTTACTTATTCGCCCCACACACAGTTTTATTTAGTCTTTCCACAATTTTAATTTTTCAAGACTTTTATCTTCTGCACTAATGCCAATCGATCTAAGCAGATTCTTAAGTCTGCATATCTCTGTAGATATAACTCCAATGTCTAATACATCAAGGAACTTATTTTTTTCTAACTTCTGTTCGTACTTAAGCGATAATCTCATATAACTCTCCTTGTTAAACTTTTAGTAAATTAATTGGTTCACCATTCAACACATGAGCTAACTGAAGGATTTTTGTAGAATATTTAATTTGTTCATCATATTTTTCATAAAACTCATTATCAAAATCTTTTTCTGTCATGAGGTCATATGCTTGGTATCCATCGCCTCTAAGGATGCCACAAATCATTTGATAGTCATTCGCATTTAAATCTTCACGCAAGGCAACGATATCCCATGCCATTAACAAACTGGTTTTTTCATTTCTCGTAAACTTACTGTTGCTCATAGTAATCTCCTTGTTAGTCCAGCATCGTGAACTAAGGAACGCCCTTAGTTCACGCAAAGCCGTTTCCCTTAACTTAGTATTCGTTTCACACTTCAAATTATTTAGTAATTATTTCCAAAAACTACATCTTTGATTGTATACATACTGTAGTAAAGCTCATTGTTTGGCACAGCTAAATTTAGATAGGTAGCACCAGTCTTAAAACTCCGTATGTGCTTATCATCAACAGGGTTATGTCCATCCACATAGATATACAGATCAGCACAATTGATAACGCCATGCTCATTCATTCTGCCCCTAAGTATATGAAGATATACCTTATCTATATCCCTATAAGCATAACCTTTGCCTACTTCTTCCCTTTTGATTCTCCATTGATTGCCCACCTGTTTGATTTCAATCATTAGATTTCATCCTCAAGAGTGCTTAATCTTTCATAAAGCTTTTTTAATTCTTTTTTGTAAGAAGAATCTAAATCTTTGTTGGTAACCGCACTAAGTTCATAGCTTAAGCTATTAGCTATCATGGATATCTCATCTGGTGTTAGCTGTACATTTAAATTATTCATTTGTTCTTTCTCCTTTGTATGTTTCTTTAATCTTAAGATTTAATATTGTGGCTATGTCTTGCACATTTTCAGCCATAGAAGCAAAGCCTTCTTTAGAAGCATCCCAATATCCATACTCGCCCTCTCTGCATGAATCGTGCAAAGTCTGAAGCATACCTTTAAGTTTTTCTTTTTTTTCTCTAAATTGATCGTTCATTGTTATTCTCCTTCTTAAATTTAATTCTTAGTTCACTCAGGGTTAAACTTAAACGCCTGTTGTCTTGCCGAAAAATAAATAAACCAAATCCTTTAGCAGCTAGCCTATAGCCAATTGATTCCATGTAGTGCAAGCACTCGTTAAGTGTTATGACTTTCATGTTTGTTCTCCTTGTAATTTTGAACTTTGTAGTATGTTTCATTTGCATAAATAAGATCGTCATCTTCATCAATAAGGGTTATACAATCTGAAACAGGGTTGTATGCGTAGTCACCAATTTTTATTTTTCCTTTGCCTAACTTAAACATTTCCTTTTCAAGAATCACTCTAAGTAATCCCTTGCTGTCACTTACGACCCATTTAAACCCGCCAGCAATTGCTGTTAATTTTTCTTTAAGCAAAAAATTCTCTACTTTGCCATCAGAAAACTTACAAACAACTTGGCATCCAGTTACAAACTTGCTCATGTTTATTCTCCTTAAAATAAATTTTCAATTACATAACTAAACAACTCATACAATAACCAAATATCATTTTCTTCAATCATTATTGCCCTCCTTGTTGGTATACATATCTATTCGTCTAGTCATTACTTTTATTTAGCAAGAAATTTAAATTTCTTTCTTTTCTTGCATATTGCCCAAATTTTCAATGTCAAAAGTAGGATTAGGCAAGAACCTAAATTGACCACTACGAAAATGTCGAAGCTTTCCATCTACTTCAGAGACTATGGCGAATACATCATTTGAAAATGCCCCACCATCTCGAACATACACAAGCAATCCATACCCAAGATTTGTTTCTACTGGCATTGGATTTCTAAATTCGTACAACATTTAATCTCCTTAGTTATGGAATATATTTTTGCATAATTGCATATTTACAATTATAAAACTTTCCATCATGTATATAGATTCGATCACTATTGCCCCAGTAACTTGCTTTTTTTATATCCTTTGGATCAACATCGTTTAGAAAAGGAATATGCGGGAAGCATCTTTTAATGATCGCAATCTTATTATCTTCCTTCTCGTTCCTACCTTGTACATATACAAATATACTTTTGCAAGTAATTACATACTGGTATGTATCATTGAATTTATACTCTGGTTTTCTTTTCTCAAGCCTTTTTTCTTCTTTGCATGATTCAATACCTACAAGCTTGACATAGACATCTTCCATGTCTATCCAATCGGTTCTTGTGAGTCCATCCTTTTTCAAGGTTGTAATCTTATACCTATATGTATTGCTTATACCGCTATACTCTTTAGTAAATGTAATCATTTCATTCTCCTTTGGCAATTAAAGACTGGAATGCTGCTTCGTCACCATCTTCATCTTCATCTCCAGCGAACCAATCGGCTCGACCAAGTTTTAATACTTCTGGATTATCTTTAATATTTTCCCATTGTTCTTTAAATTCAGAATTTAATTCTTTTTCGGTCATGTTGTTATACTGCGTAAAACCTTCTCCAGTAATAATTGCCGATATGAATTGGTAATCACCCGCATTCATATCACTTTTGATGCTTAAAATATCATTTGCAACCAACAAATTTGTCTTTGCATTTCTACTAAGCTTACTCATATTCAATTCTCCTTTGTTAAAGTTCTACTTCCATACTTAATTATTCGTTTGACTGCCCAAATTATTCAAATTTATTTTTATTAAATACAACTTGGTTCAATCGAATTAGTACACTTAATAGAAGACGATGTGTAAAACAACTTTCTTCCAGATGTATATATGTTTAGGTTCTCTTGCTTGTCCATGTTTGTAGAGTTATGCCCCACCCAGTTCGGTGCAACTCTTGGATTGTATGACAATTGCATATGAGTTTTGGGAAAAGTTTTATCTACATAACCAATGTTCTTTCTACCGCCAGCAGTATCATCTCTGTAGATAACTAGGTTCTCACACTCTACCCATGCACACACAGTCTTATTCGCCCCGCATTTGATCTTTGTAGCTGTAGCCACATGATTGACCAACTTGGCATTAATCATCTGTATACACACAGTAGATGGGTCGAAATAGAATGGCTTGCCACTTGGCTTATTAGGTGAAGCATCGCCAGTAATCTGCCACTTCATATAGTTCTCGCCCTTTGCTAAATGAAATCTCACTTTGTACATCTTCATCTCCTTATGTTAATGTTCTATTGTCTATTTACTTATTCGTGCAACCATACAAATTATTTAACTACTAATTTAAAATTTATTAGTAGTTGGATCATAAAACCCTATTTAATAAGGCTTTGATCAACTAATGGATAACAATATTCGCCCAAATGACCATCTAGAACATCGGTAAAACCACCATGTGTAACTCTATAGATATTCTCATAGCCAGCCATGCTAATGAAATTAATAGGTCTATCTTTAAACGCCCTCTTTAATGCTGCTACTGTTTTTTTGTATGTTCTTGGCTTGCACTCATCGCCCTTAAGACTCCATGAGGGTTTCCACCAATACTCAATCTGGTAGACAAGTTCTTGCTTACCCTCAATGTTTAACTCTAGGTAGTTTCTAATACCACTAAGTTTATATACATAAGCACCCATGTTTATTCTCCTGCTTGTTTGTAGATTTCGTTTCTTCTTTTATCAGACTTATTTGCAAACCTTCTTGCTCTATTGCAAAGTTTTTGCCCATAGTCATTCTCATCAAAGTCAGGTTGAATGTAGACATCTTCTAAATGTCCAGCAAGCTCCTTAACCAAGTCGATCAACTTTTCCTCTGTCGTTTGTGGTTTTACATACATCTTTCATTCTCCTTTGCGTTAGTGTTATCTTTCCTTGCCATACTGTATTATTCGTTTGTCATGTCTGATTATTTAGCAAAATTTTAGAATTATTTTCGCCCCTAAGAATATTTGCTACCACCCTTTTTGTAAATACTCGCCCTACTCTCTTTCAAAGCTTATTTTTAGCCCATTTAAAGACTGTAATAAATCAATCTCACTATTCATACGCCACTTGAGGAAGGTCGTTAAATCATGCTCTGAGGTGATGAAATCGTGTACCAATATCTCAACAATGTTGGTTACTTTAACTTTGTATATTCGGGCAGAAACTGGCGTTTTTCCCACACTTTTTGGTTTTTTCATCATATGTTTACTCCAATATATTATCAGTATTATCCGTATAGGGATATGAGAAGCAGGGCAATTGAATCAGAAGGTAGCAGGATGTCTTAAAGGTTAAACCTATAACTCCTTTGAAAACACCAAGTTATGTCGATTAAAACACGCTAAAAACGGCATAAATGTACATAAATAACACGAAAAAGTGGCATAAATGTACATTAATATACACGCCTATTCGCCTACATAATCCATGTCTGCCAGCTTCATGACTCCGTACACATAGGTATTGGGATCGCCATCTCCAACGAACTCTACTTGTACACGAATGTATACTGAGCCATTTTTGTGAATCATTTTACCTCCACTTATGTAGATATTGGTGGCAATTTGTTTTATGCCGAAGTCGTAACCTGTTGGTAGATAATAGTTTGCGTCTTCCCAATCAGAGGATGCAAGGCACTCTCCGAATCTCCAATTGTCAGGATGCACATAGTAACCAACCTTCGCCTCCACTTTCCAACCGTTGATGATTTTGCTCTTGGGATAAGTCTTTTTGTTGGCAATCTTCATTGTCATACTCCATAGGGTAAAACTGTCATAATCCTCGGGAAAAACTAACATTTGTTGTCCTGTGTAACTATTCGGGTATGTGCCATGATTATTTAGCCAATAAAAGAAAATTCTTCCGCTAAATCTTTTTGGGGGTTGTGCGAATGATTAAGTAGAAGCGTGAGGGATACGCAGAAACCCGATCTGATGCAAGGGCTGAAGGTGTTATGAGTGCGGTACGACTATTAAAAAAAAGTAGTGTGTAGCCATACTCTGGCGAACCCGCTTATTGTTGGTAAGACAAAAGCAGGAAGATCATTTCTCAAGTCGCATCGTGTTTCTTATACTATCTTATTCGTTTGACTGGCCGAATTATTTAGGAAGAAAATAAAAAAAACGCAGAGTGGAGTGAAAGGGATCTCCACCCTGCCTGAGTCCTGCCAGCGAGAGGTTTGCACCAGCAGGATTGTATTAACCATCTTAGGCGAACATAAGTTCTTTACCTAAGATAGATTGTACATCTTTGGTTGTCAAGGCGTTTGCCTTATTTCTCAACCCAATAAACTCAGATTCTGAATAGCTTGCCAAAGTACCGCCTACTTCGTTAAGCTTCTCCCAAGATGCTTCGCCCATGCGTTGACTTCCTCTTGTAAGGCTATTAACCATACCGAACAAAGTCTTGGCGTAGAATGGCGTTTCTTGTCGTTCAATATCCCAACCATTCTGAGCAGCATCAATCTCTGCTTTGCTAAACTTATAGGTTTGAGCGATGGATGCGAACAGAGGGGTCATACTTGCACCTTCTCCGAATACCATCTTCTTCGTACCTAATAGCTTATCAATCATCACAGGGATAGACTGAATGTGTTTGGCAATGCAAGACTGAATCTGATTAGCCAAGTGACCAAGATCAACCTTACCTCGATGAACTACAGAAACATCATCGTGCTTAATCCAACCAATCATACCGTTAGTGCAAACAGTCCTAAACACACCAGCGGAGATATCAAGCCTGTGAGTACCAATCTCAGAGTTCTTGATCTTGATCAAGCCACCATAATCAGAATCGTCATCAGACTTAAAGCTTGCTGGCAATGCCACACTAAAATTAATGTAGTCATCTCCAGACTTGTCACAGGCGACTGCCTGATCGCATTCTTGAGGCAGAAAGCTTCTCGTTTGATCTAAGACCCAATTGTTATCGATAACTGCGTAACGATCACTAAGGAACGCCCTGCAACTATCATCTTGATCGTTGAACCTAAACAACATCTCTTTGCCGAAGTCTTCTTGAAAAGAGATATCTACCAAATCTTTAAGAATAGTCTGGTGTTTGACATTACTGGAGTTATACAACTTGTTTAAGGTGAAACTACCCCACTTAGTCTTACTAGCCAACTGATTCAAAAAGTGCTTAGTAGGCTTGTATAGCTTGTTGGCTTGCCTATCTAAGATGTGGAACTTTTCATCTGCCACAACTGCTTTGACTTGAGGTTCAGCCCCATTCAAAGTGCAGAGAGCATCATGATAATGATCCTTTTGTTCATTGTAACGAGCTACAACGCCCGCATACGCACCACCAGTAAAACCACGGACAGATCTAACAGCATTCATAAGAAACTCCTTGTGGCAAAGCCACTATAGTAAAAAAAATTAAAACCTCTTACTTACCTAACTACCTATTCGTTTGACATAGCCAAACATTTAGGAACATTTTAAAAATCTTGGTTCTCTATTTACAAGCTTGCCATCCTTCACCCAAGCTTTACCTTCTGGAATCACTTGCCATGTCTGGCCATCCAAGGTGAATGTACCGCCAAAGAATGACCATGTTCCTTTATCTTTGGATTCATTCCAAAGCTTTAACAACTTAGCCTTAGTTTCTTCGTTCATTCTGTACTCCCTATTTCATAGTTATCGCCCCAGTGAACATACCCATCTTTCTTGAGCATATGGAATACCTCGGCATAGTATATGTTATGCCAGTTGAAGTCCATATCTCCACAAGCTTCAATATACTCTTCATAGAACTCGGTCATATCTATATGATCATATACTGAATCATAGATCGTGTCCATTAGAGCGACATTATCGGCATCAATTTTGCCAAGTGTCGCCAAACCATACCGAAGGGCCAATCTACCGCCAAAGTGTTCAGCAAGTAGAAACAAATCGCTCTCTGGTGGCTTCTCGTATGGCTTGTCTTTAACTTCCGGTAACGCACCTAACTTGTCGTAACTTCTCATATCAACCTCTCTTTCTATATACTTATTCGTTTCACACCCCAAAAGATTTACCTATTTTGTAAAAATAAATAACGCATCATCTCCAACCCAACTGCCAATCATATCGCCTTCCCACTTCAACTTCTCTGCGAAAAGCCTTGCAGCGTTTGCAAAGTTTTCCTTATATTCCAATTCGTAATCCCAACCAATGGTCAGGTTAGGTTGACGATTTTGCATTTTACCGTTACCCAGTCTACACTTAAGGCGTTTGCCCTTTGTATCGGTAATAGGTAGAACCTTCACAAAAATAGTAGCACCACCAACAAACTTAATAGTCATAACATTCTCCTTGTATATAGTTATTCGTTCCACACACCAAATTATTTACCGAAATCCAAATTTTTTCTTAAGTTCGGCATAAAGAAAATCGTAATCTTCTTGCCCCATCTCATTTGCCATAAACCTCTCATCTAACCTATCCACCGCTTTTTCAAACCGCACTTCTTTTTCTTGTTCGCTCATCTCATCTCCTTGTTTATGTTACTTCCATCCCATGTATTTCTATTCGTGTGAGTATGGTTTTTATTTAATGGAATATGAAAAGATTTTTAGTATAACCAAGTATAACCATAAAAGCAATGTGCGTTCCGCATCCCCGATCCCTCTCCCGATTCCAGAGAGGCGGGTTGTTTTATATCGGCCCTCCCGATGTTATATTATTCGTTTAACCACCCAAATTATTTAGAAAAATTTTTAAAATAAATGGTATAACAAAGTATAATTTTTGATTTTGATAGTGTTGATAATACACTTTTTGTTCATTGGAAAAGTGTGAAACCAATTTTGCAATCTCTGAAGAATTATCTTGACAGGTTTTTAACCCCATGTGTAAAATCGTCTTGCAAGGGGATATGTTTAACACATTTTAAAATCCTATCTTATCTCCAAATAGGTTAAATACTATCTGCATTTGATAGAGTTCATAATTTGAGCAGAGAAATACATAAAGGCTAATCATTGTAACTTTCCTCCAAAGTGAAAAATTCTGGTACTGGTTCAAGTTCATGCTTACCAAAATGAAGTTTAATCCATAGTTCTTTGATGTCTGCTTCCTTGTAGAAGTGTCCATCTGCTTTATCTAGACTCAACCTAATCAAAGCATATTCAAGCAATTGTTTCTCTACACTGCTAACTTTAATAAGCATTACACTACCTCCTTAGTGAGTTTTAGTTTTTCGCCCTGTCTACCGCCCTTGGGCGATTTCTTCTTGCTCTTGAATACCACCATGCCCCTTGGCGTTTCCCCTCTGCGTTCAAAGGGGGTGTTTACCAATACAAATCTGATAGTCCTACTCATGTTACATTCTCCTTGTAAAGTTCTATTCGTTTAACTACACATTTAATTTAGCGATCATACCTACTTGGTTTACGCATAGCATTGCCATTCTCATGAATGAAATCATCAATGCTTAACGCCTGTTCATTGTCTACTTCTCTCTGCTCCAACATCTGATGCAGGGCTTGACAACCGTCTAAGATTCTGCAATGAAGATAAGCAGGATACTTGCCATCTACTGTTTGTATCCAACCATGCGAAAACTCTTCTTCGAAGCTGGTTACCACAAAGGTATTAGACTTTGGGTTGTAATTTACTCCGATTATGTAAGCATGACCATTGTTCAAGACTTCTGGCATATGCTTAAGAAACTCTGCGTACTCATGACATTCTAAAATCAAATCGTTCATAGCTAACCCCTTTCAAGGATTGTGTTACTCTTCGCCTTCCCAACCGTGACGATCCCAACCACCACAATTTTCGTTATCATCATCATCTTCCGTATCGTCTTCGATATATTCCCATTCGAGGAAACTTGGAAGATCATCTTCAAAACTCTCAAACTCCCATTCGTCATCAGTAAAGTCCATCGCTATCTCCTTGGTTATTGTTTCCTACTTACTTATTCGTATGACTATACTTTTTATTTAGCTATTTTGAATATCTTCTTGTCGATCTTGAATGATTTTGCAATACTCTTGAGCTTCCTCAAGTGTCTTGAACTCTTCTTTAATCTCATCTAGTGTCATCGTTTCAACAATCCAATGACCACCAGCATCATAATTATCCTTTGCCCAATTTAGTATTTGTCTAGGTAAAACCAATCTTTCATCAGGTATCCACATTTTTCCATCTCCTTTGTTTTAGTTACTGCTTCCGTACTATTCTATTCGTGCAAGTATGCTTTTTATTTAATGGAATATAAAAATATTTTAGTAAAACTTTATTATACTAAATTAAATCAGTCCAGGCTCCCCTCATCCCCCCTAGATTTTTTCCTAGATGGCAAGCTTATTTTTTATCGGCCCTTCCCGATTTTTTCAGATTTTTGTTTGTTTTCCTCCTTTCTATATATTTCTATTCGTGCAAGGCAGGCAATTATTTAGTAAAAAAAATAAATTTTTCCCAAATAAATAGTATAACAAAGTATTACATTTTTGATTTTGTTGGTACTGGTAAGACACACAATCTAGACGCACCATGCCCCCACCTCAGTGGTCTTGGTAAGACACCCTGAGCTTTTTTAAAAAGTCTGCTTTTTTCGTTTTCGGTATCTCACCGTGGTTTGCACCTAAAAGCAGAAAACATACCGATCATTTTAACTTAATACATTTTGTTTACCTCTCATTGTTATATATAGTTATTCGTACTAGGACCGATATTATTTAGGAAATAGTTCCAAGTTTTTGGGAAATCATCGTAACGATACCTTATACAAGTTTGGGCAATGTTACGATATCCTGCAATCTTTTCTACTACCTTTATCCTTGCCATATTGCATACCTTGCAATAGTGGCGTTCAAAAACATTACCATCATCATCGGTATCTCTACCTAGCTTATTCCATTTATCATGATTACAGTTTTTAACTATCATCTTACTTCCCCCTTAGTGGTATATGTATGCTACATTTTTGTAATCTTTATCCCAACACTTGCGACAATCTTCGCAGTTAGCTTCACTTTCACCAGTGAACGATCTTAAGCTTGCAGGACATACATTCTCATGTCGAATATCTGCATTAACTGGCGTTGATATTACCGTTGAAGTAGGTAAACCCAACCCACTACTTGGAACTTGATCGACCATAAACATTGAAGCACGAACAATAAGGTTATCAGGAAATTCACCGTATAGTGATTGATACTCACGAATCATGCCATGTTCTTTACTAGGTAGCCAGAACTTGATTTCTGGTACTGCTTTAGCTATGTTAGCTATTGCAAGCAGCATATCTACCGATTGTAAATCCCCACTAGTGAACCATCTGAAATATCTTTTCTCTTGCTTAAGTCTTTTTAACTTACCTTGGAAGTAAGCTATAAAGCTTTCTTGCCATTCTTGTAAGCTTCCCCCTATTTGTTCCATCCTAGCTAAGTCTGCTTTCTTCTTACTACCGAAGATATATCTACCTTTAAGAGCATAGCAGCCGTTACAGATAGAGCCTTTAACCTTGACTAGCTTCGATCCCGTTTGGCATAGCCAAGCTGGTAAATCCCAAGACTCCCAAGGCATTTTAGTTGTTTGCGAAGTCTTAATCGTGATTTTGTTAGCCTTAACATTGTCAACCGTAGTCAATTCCATTCTCATTTTACTTTCCTTTTCCTTAGTGTTAGTTATCCTCATGCTATCTTATTCGTTTAACTATGATTATTATTTAATAGAATATAGAATTATTTTAAATATATTTTGTTATACTATGTTATACCAATAAAGCTATAGGCGTTCCGCATCCCCTATTCCATA